TTATACAGAAGAAACCAATAATGGAGGGACACGGTGGCATAATGGTTTACAAATTGATATTGTTATTTATAAAGAAAAAAATGGAAAAATTTCTTTTCCGGATGATAAAAAATATTATTTTACGATTGATGATGTTTATCCTTTTAAGCGTGTACCTTTCAAAAATGGGAATGATTTATTTAATGTTAATGTAATGAACAATCCAAATAAATATTTAAATAAAAAATATAGTAAAAATTGGACCAAAATATTGCCAAAAGATAAAAGATTTCCGCATGAAGGATTAATAGATGCTTTCAATACATGTAAATTTCATTATGATAAATATCCTAATTTATATAAAAATAGTTAAATGTTGGACAATTATTATTTAGTATTATTTTAGTGATTTATCTATATTAATGTAATAATTATTAAATATCGATTTTATAAATTTGGTTCTTCTTTATCCCAATCCTCCATAGTATCAATATATATTGTATCATTTTTATCCATTATATATGGATAAATTTTATATCCACTTATAGTATTATTTTTAATTATACTACTTTTACAAATATCAATATAACCATTATTTAGATAACATTGAGGTAATACTTGTCTACATTGATTATATGTCTCATTAATAGTATTATATGTATTAAATAATGGATTAAGTCTATTATTTTCTATACTATACATTTTATATGGTGATTTTTCAAAAGGCACTACTGTTCTTAAACTATGATAGTTATTATAATTTTTTATAAATAATTCTAAACAATTATCAATATCTTCTATTTTTATACATGGTTGTTGGGCGCAACTGTAATATTATATTAATCTGGTATAGTTTTATTTATAAATTAAATAAAAATTATAAATTAGATATTAATATGTTGTAATATATTATGAAACACATAATTCTAATAATACTTTTGGGGTGTATTTGTGCATTACTATTTAAAAACTATAAAGAAAAATTTGAGAATTCTAATATAAAACCAATGGGATTGGACAGTTTTGATAAATATATGTATATAAATTTAGAAAACAGGAAAGATCGAAAAAAGCAAATAGAAAATGAATTAAATAAAATGGATATTAATAAAAATAAAATAATTAGAATAGATGCTGTTAGAGAAAAATATAATGGACATATAGGGTGCTGTAAAAGTCATATTAAAGCATTGAAACGTGCGCAAAAATTAAATTTAAATAATGTTGTAATATTTGAAGATGATTTTGTATTTACAAAAGATAAACAAACCATAGATAATAAAATTAATCATTTTTTAAATAAGTATAAAGATTTTGATATGATACAGTTAACTACACATTATAAAAATGTAAAAGATATTGATGACAACCATATTAAAAAGGTACATAGTGCCACAACATCATCTGGTTATATAATTTTAAAACATTTTTTTAAAACTTTAATTAATGATTTAGAAACTGCATTACAAAAAATGGAAGAAGAAATGAAAGAATTTAATAAAAAAAATGGTAAAAAAATAAAAAAATATGAAACAGGTCACGCATTAGATCAACATTGGACGTCTCTACAAAAAAAATCAAAATGGTATATATTTGATCCCTATTTAGGAAAACAAGGTGGTGATGCATCTAACAGTTCTATTATGGGTAAAATAGAAAACTTTATATCATATAATCCAATAATAAAAATTTTACAAGTTTAATATATGTTAATAAAATAATAATATAATATTTATAATAGTAATACACCTATAGTAATAATAAATCCCAAATACATTAATACTCTAAAACAATTATCTATTATAAGAACATATTTATACAAGTTTTTATAAATAATCTTATTATTTAATGTATTTAATATAATTTTGACATCTTTAAAATCTGCGTTTTTATTATGCGTATTTAATTCATTTTTCTTATAAAATATTTTAAGCCATTCAAAATTTTCATTTATTATACAATATAATATACTACTCTCAAACGCATTTGCAGTAGTTATTAAAAATGATGTAAGTAAAATTTGTTCCATCAGAGTATAATATTCGATAACTGGTATTTTATCACTAATATATACCTGTAACCAAATAATACTTAGTGGAATAAATACCAACACAAATGTTCTCATATAATTTGTTATTGGGAATAGTATAAGAACTAATGCTGTTATAGTTAGTAATATAGTCATCGAAATAACTATCATATATGTGAAAAAATTGCGCTCTAATTTGATACTATAAAACGAATTTGCCCATAATTCTCCTGGACAACATAAGTATTCTATATCATCGTGTTTTACATATGTATCAACTATATTCCATTCATTATTTGAGAAATCCTTGTCAATAGATATATTTTGAAATATATTATCATCTTTAAAATAATTAAATGGTTTTATATCCAAAAAATTAGCACTATATTTCCACGAACCAAATAACATAGTACAATTTTGGTTGTCAAATGGGAAATTAGCAAGTTGTAATGGACATGAAAATGAATACTGTGTTGGACGAACCCATAATATGTGTCCATTATTATATAATTGTAAACTACCATATTTATCGTATATTATAGGTTTTGCTGCGGCATTATATAATTCTAAATCTGGTATCCAAATATCGGATGATTGAATTGTTATATAATCTAGATTATAGTTGGATTTATTCCAGGATAAATATTGATCAGTCCATAATAATGTCATCCAAATATTAAATTTTATATTTTCCGCTTTTTGGTCAAAAAATTCTAAACTTTTAACTTCAATACCATATTGTAAATCTACATTATCATTGACATTTAATACTGGTCGTCGATTAACATCATAATTATTAAATAATTTATTTCTTAATTCTAGTTCTGTACTAGAATTACTAAAATTAAATAAATTTATAAAAAATATAATATATAATAATTTCATTAAATAAAGTCTTTACATAATCCTTAAATATTTATTATTAAATATTTTCTTTATTTTCATAGCTCATAATTACACTTATTACAATAATAAAAACTAATGGAAATAATACCCTAAAAAAATTATCTATGTTACGTATATTATGCTGTAGTTTATTAAAAAATAATTTTTCTTTATATGTTAGATGTAATGATTCGTCGTCATAACTTATAGTTTTAATTACATTATCATTATCATTATCATTATCATTAACATTATCATTATCATTAGTGTCATTAATATGTTTATTGTTATTATTGTCATTTTTATTTTTAATTATAACTTTTAAATTATTAATAGAAGTATCATTATTAGATTTCTTTAAATTATGTCTTCTGGATTCACTACTATATTTTATATAATCATCAGGGTTAGATTCAGTATAAATAATGTTATTTTCATTATTTTCATTATTTTCATTATTTTCATCATGTATATTTTTTAAACTATTTTCATTATTTTCATTATGTATATTTTTTAAACTATTTTCTAAATTAATAAATTCTTGTAATGCTATTGTATCATTATTGGTATCTGAACTATTTGTGCTAATACTAATTAAGCTATTCTCACTATTTCTATTTTTCAATTTAGTAATATAGTTGTCGTGTCTTAATAATTTATCACAATGTTTATTTTTATTATTAACATCATTTTTTATTAAATTGGTAAAATTAAAATATGGACTAAGTATTCTAAAAACACCATTTGATTTGGTAGTTACCAATGAAAACACCAACCCACTTTCTATTGAAACCATCATAGATGTTATAAAACATGTTAAAAAGAAAAAATCCATTAGAGTGTAATATCCAACCACTGGTATTTTATCTACTATAGTTAATTGTAGAGCTAAAATTGTTAATGGTATAAATACTGCCGTGCTAGTTCTACTTACATTATCGGGTTTTATTAACATAATTATAAAACTTACAATAACTAGTGAAATAGTCATCCCCATACTTAATTTATAGTAGTGTGGATATCTCTTTAAAGAAATTGTATATACATTTGTGCTATATGTATTATTTCCACAACATGGTCTAGTTTCATTATTTGTTACAACGGTAAAATTAGAAATATCCCATTCGCTATGCGAAAATGTATCTAGAACATCAATTTGCCTATTTAACTCTTTATATGGCGCCAAATGTAATAATTTATTATTATATATCCACGATGAAAATCTCATAGTACATATTTGAGTATCAAATGGAAAATACTTTAAGTTTAAACTACATGAAAATTTATAAATAGCTGGATTACTCCATAATATTGTTCCATCATTATATAGATTCATTCCACCATTAAACGTATATATTTCGGGTTCAGAAGCTGCATTTAAAAGTTCAATATCGGGAGTCCATGATTCTTCATAGGTAGTTGATAAAAAGGTTAAGTTTGATATAGAATTATTCCATTTTAAATTATTATCGTTCCATTGTGTTCTTACCCATATATTTAATGCTATAACTTCCTCTTTCTGATTAAATAATTCTAAATTTTGAACTGCTAAACCCATGGTAATATCTATATGGTCGTCATAATTTGAAACTGGTCGTATTTGTTTATTATAATCTTTATACAAATAATTCCGTAAAACTTTTTCTTCGTTACTGGCACTACTAATAAATGGATTTACTAATAGTGTAAATAATAAAAATATCTTAGGTATCATTAATTAATAAGATTATACCATCTTTAAGTAAATACTAAGTAATAAAATAATAAAATAATAAAATAATAAATAAAATTGATTATATTTTTTTTAAATTAGTAAAAAAAAAATGAATTCTATAAAAATAATTAACACGGTTAAAACAATTAACAAGGTTACACCTAGTATCCCTATAAATAAAGTTAGGATTAATCCATTGATATTACTAAATTTATGTAAACAAAATTATTATTTTGAAAAAAAGCATTATAAAATTAAAAATAATTAAATATAATTAAATATAATTAAATATAATTTTTCAATAACTAATCAACCTCCTCCATACAATCACTATCATTAGTATCATTTCCATTATTAGCATCATCTCCATTATTAGCATCATCTTCATTATTAGCATCATCCGTTTCATTACTGCTTGTGCTATTGCTAGTTGGTTCAAAATCTATACCAAGTCCCATTTGAATAATATTATACATCCGTGAAGCAAATACATTTGGGTCATTTAGTGAAAATCCAGATGTTATTAATGATGTATCATAAATTAGCATAATTAAATTTTTCATTGCTAAAATTTTATCACTATCTTCATTATTATAATTATCATAAATATTTTTTATAATCGGATGCTCATAATTTAGTTCCATATGTCTTTTAGACATCATATAATCCATCATACTATTATTACTTAATGTTTGCGATTTCATTATTCGTTCCATGTTTGCACTCCATCCATGTTGTCCCGAAACAATACAACATGGCGAATCAACTAATCTATTAGAAATATATACCGATTCCAATTTATCTTTTAATATTTCTTTAATAAAACTACACATACCTTCATGATTTTTTTGTATTGTTTCAAAATCCGTTTTAGAACTATCATTTTCGGGG